CAGGAACCGATGCGCTGCTCCCCGTCCAGATGTACACATCTGCCACGTACTTAAATCCAGCCGATGCGTATGCGGTGGAATCCAACCCGTACACCATGGGCGCACCTCCAAAGGCGTATGCGGGTGGTTGTTGAACTATCGTGATCGCCATTACTTGTATTTTTTATTCAGTTCGTTAATCGTAAAGTCCAGGAATTGCATCACGTCCAACTCGTATGCCTGGCGCAGCTCCTCTGGCAGTTGCTTGAATCCCAGGTTGAAGGGACGGGTGTAGAAGTCAGTGGGCTTGATGCCTTTGGCCTTGATCTTAATCATCACCAGCCTGGCGGTCTCGGCATAGGAAAGGAACTTGCTTGTTTTGCTATCCTTGAATTGAAACTTACGTCTTGCTACCCATGCGTAAATAGCTCCAAACGGGGGCATCTTCCCTGGCTTGCGCCCCTTGTCCACCCATTCCCCGTACGCCTCCATCAGGAAGTCGAACTCAATGCTCTTGGGGTTCACCTTAACCTCGTAGTCCAACGAGTTGTACAAGGTCTTGGTGACGTTCTTTTTTTGACGTGTAAGGTTAGCCCGTGACTGCGCCACTAGGTACTTGCCGAATTTATCAAGGGCTAGCTTGGTGTTCTCGGCTTTCTTTAGGTCGGGCTTTCCCGTAGCCATCAGCAGATGATGGTTGGGTTCGGGGTTTCAATTTGCAAGGTCATCTTCCACCCGCAAAGGGTGTTCTCAAAATCCTCGTCTATCGGCTCGCATACGGGGTCGTTAACAAGGCGAAAACCATCCGTGTACAACGTACCCCTGCGCATGGACGCAATCATCTCCTGCGCACTAAAAAGGGCACGGTGGTAGATGTCCTGCTTCATTGCCACCCCTTCGTATGAGTAGGGATCCACGTTCGGGTCTTGCTTGGAGTAGTCCACCACGTCCATGACTAGGATGTCCACATCGTAAATCACCGTCCGCTCCTGCACTTCGGCCTGGCCTACAAGCACATGGCACAACGGAAAGAGCGTCATCTTACGCATGTCAACGTCAAAGATGTTTCCCCAGGTCGTTGTGTTTATATACGAGGCGTTTGTGGCTGCCGTTTGGATGGCTTCGCACAACTGATAGTATCCGTATTTCATGTGTATAAAACCTATCTCTTGATTTTTTGCAGGGCGGTGTCAACCTTGATCTTGTCAATCTCGTATGCCAGCCACATCAAGCACTGCTTCAATGGTGCCTCCGTGACGGCTTCAACATGTAGTACATTGCCTTGAGCGAGTTGATGGACAACTGCAAACCATCCCCACCGCTTTCCAAACTGGGCTTTGATCCCCCTCGGATCTCCTTCCCCCTCGAACACATCACTGAACTCATCTGCAATGCGAGCTGCAAACGAGTAAAAAAAGTTAAGCACCCCTCCACGATGCTCATGTCCACGTCCTCAAATACCTTTCCGTCATGGGTTGCTGGGTCGTATTTTGCTATCTCGTACCTCCCTGCGCCCTTCTTGATGATCGGGCGGTACAATACCCCCAGCCATTTGGTTGCGTTCTTGATTGGCTCCCGCATGTACTCCTGGCAGTCGATGAACTCACCCAGGGAGATGTTGTCAAGGTCTGGGTGGAATCCGTACTCCACACCATCCAGCTCAATCGTCTGCCGCAAGGGTGGCTTCTCCGATAGGGCGAAGGTGAGCAAGCTCTTGATGTCATCCAAGTCGGCCTTTGGGAACATGGGGTACTCGTCCGCATCAATTCCGCAGAAAATTGATAGCGCCAGTTGGTCTCCCGTCTCCTCGGTTGGGTTGGCTCCAATAAAACGCTGGTAGTCCTTCAGCTTGATGTCGGCCAGGCAGTTGGGTACGATTATTCTTCGTAGCATTTTTCTCGGGTGTTGTTGATATTGTCAATGTGGAAGAACTGAACGTCCTCGTACAACTGCTCCGCCAGCCCACGTGCCATATCTGGGGTGATTGTTTCCAGGGCTTCCTTCCAGTCGTATGCGGTTTTGCACAGGATGGAATTGGTGGAATTTAGGAAGGGCGTGTACGGGTGCATGTCTTGTGCAATTAGGCACGTTTTAGTAAACCCCGCCTCAATGGCTTTGAGGTTGGACTTGCATCGGTTAAATTCAGTCGGTGCCAATGGAGCGATGGCCACGTCAATATCCCGATACAACTCCCCGTAATTCGTGTAGTCCCTCCGAGGGAAGGCGTGCTTTGTGTGGATCGCTTGTTGGTAGTATTCGATTGACCACGATTCGTGCCCAGACAAATCAATGCCGTTCCATTGCAGGTCATAGTCGTGATGCAATGCACCCAGGTACCCAACTCTTAACGTGTCGCTCTTGGTTTTCTCCCCCATCCATTGCTCACGTCTTGGGTCTATGGCGTTAGGCAGGATCCAGATAGGCACATACGGGTTGATCTTTTGCAGCTTCTCGGCAAGATACCCATTGGTCGTGTGCAACTGATCTGCAATCTTGATCGTGTTGATGATGTGCGTTCCCTTCACCTGGCTTTTGCTGGAATGGTTGTGGGGGAGGTTCCACCAATCGTCAATGTCCAGAATCAATTTGATGTTGTACGCATTCAGCATCGCACGGAATTGCCGATGGTCTTTGGAGGCAATGCCTCGGTTGACCACGAGGTACGAAACGTGTTCCTTCAATTTGTCCAGATCCTCAATGGTTCCAAACTTCACCATGTAGCCACGCATCAGCATGTCCTCATACGGCACCTGGAGGCGGTGGTAAAATACCCCGCTCTCTTTTCCAATAACTAGAATCATCTCAAAGAATATCTGCCAAAGTTAGGGTTCGCCTTTTTGTTGAACACCGCATAACGGGCTGCATCAATGGCGTGGTTGAATGCGTCAATCGGTTTGTTGAGTAGGTTCCCGTTCTTGTCCTCCACCCATTTGTAATTTTGTAGCTCTTTGACTAGGTTCTTGCTGCGTGGGGTCACTACTAATTTGTAGCGTTTTAGTTGATCAATGCCTGCCATCACGCTATCCGCTCCCTTCAATGTGGGCTTAACGTTCCATCCGAATTTGTGCAGCTCGTCAATCGATTTGGGTTCTGCGCTATCCGCAAAGATCTCGGCACGTCTATCCAGCCCCAATGAGGCAAGGGTATTGTGAATGTCTCGGTTCGTCATTCCCGTTTGGTAGATGTACTCGTCCATGTACAGATTTGTGCCGTGTTCGTACACACCCACGAGGGTGCTGGGATCATTTGTGTAGCCGAAGTCCATTCCATAAGCTAGTAGTTTTGCGTCTGTGGGGATCTCCCCCGTGGTGAATGAAAAGATGGCTGCTCTGTTACTGCCACGCTCTCCCAATCCGTACACCCGCCAGTAGTCCTCATCGGTATCACGTAGGCGTTCGATCTCCTCAACGATGATTTGATCCAGGAATGGATTGTCCAGGTACGTGGTCTGATAAAAGTCGCAATCGTTGCGGGTGATTACCCTATCGTAAATCCAGTGGAAGGTGTCGGAGGGGTTGTAGTCCAAAACGATCTTGCCATCGGTACGGAAGATGAGCTGCTGCCAATCCTCGTAGAACAACTCGTTCGCCTCGTTGATGTAGAGCATGTTGCGCTTACGCCCCCGTATCTTTTGCGGTTGGTCAAGGGAGATAAACTCAATCATGTTTCCGTTGAGGTGGTACTCGTGGCTGCTCATATTGTGATGCTCCTCTCGGTAAAGGTCATGCTCCCGCAGGATCTCAAGGAAGTCCCGCATCACGGAGGCACGCAGGGACGGGAAGGTCTTACGGCAAATGGTGACCACCTTCCCCGAATTGGTAGCGCAATAATGAAAAATAACCCAGAGCAGGATATTGTAAGTTTTCCCGCTCCGAGTTCCCCCTTGCTCAACTGTTATGCGCTTGTCGCTTTTGAGCAGGTGTTTAAAAACCTTATTCGTCTTGATCCGTGTCAATGACCTCGACCTCAAATTGCTTGCTCGTTGAGATGTCCAACTCGGTGCGCTCCACGTAGCCCCGCTTCTTTGCCTTGGTTTTCAGAAAGAAGATGGTGGCGGTGGAGTTGCCCTCCTTGATCTGCTTGTGCAGTTGGCTTTCCACGAAGTCAATGGTCATGTCTGCGATTGAATCCACTCGCTGCCGATAGTCCTCATCATGCTTGTACCATTCGTAGTGGGTGTTCCTGGCAATGCCGACCTGCTTGCAGGCGGTTGTCACAATTCCGAGGGATTTTTCAAGTGCCTCGACCATTGCCGTTTTTTG